ATTAAAAAAATATTCTTTTTCTTGTTATTTATTTTGGATTGAAATATTACTACCGGTATTAATACAAACCAAAATAATATAATTAATAACACCCCCCACCATGTTTTGTACCAAACTTTTTTTTCTTCCATTTAAATCACTCCTTTATTTATTAATTTATATTTTCACATCAAATGCTTCTTTGTAAATTTCTATTCTTGCTTGTATTTCTTTTGTTTCGTTAAAAAATTTATACTTTTCAATTAATACTTGTGCATTTTTATAATACATGTCTAAATTATAGACTAAAAAGTTTTTCAGTCTAATTTCCAATGCCATTTTACTTATTTCAAAAATATCTTGTAAATCAGAAAAAGAAGTCTTTTTCTCTATATTATATATTAATGCTTCATCTGAAATCATAAAAATAGAAGCTCCTATATCAGCCCTTACTTCCTGAATATTTTCTTCTTTGTTATAACCGTCTTCTTTTAATAAATCAAAGAAATTTTGAAAAGGGATATCAGGCTTTAAGTCAAATAGAGCATGATTTATTTCGTGCATTTGTGTGAAATTTTGCCTACTTTGTATCATGTTTGTATTATATCCGATAGCAACAGTATTATCTGAATAAATCATTGACCCTGCCATTTTATCTTTTGAAATATGATTAAATTCAAATCCTCCAAAAATAAAATTTTTTTCTTGTTCACAAAATTCTCTATAATGATACCATCTAAGCTGGTACTTCTTGATGAAAAAATATCTTGCTACTTCACCCATGAAATCGTTTAATTTTTCAAGAATACTAAAATACGATAATCTGTCAACAGGAATTCCTCTATAAATAATATAACCCACTGAAAACCTCCACATTTTTTCTTCATTTCCTTATTTTTTGTTTTTTTCTTTTATTTTTTGCAGTAAAAAATCAGTATATTTTTCTAAATCCTTTTTCAGTTCTTCTTTTTCATCTTCAGTTAATCCTTTAACATCTGCCCTATAAAATGTTAAGATGTCGGATTCTTGGGATTTAGCATGTGTTTGTTGTAAGTTATCTTCCCAATCATATTTGACACCAGCTTGATATTTATTTTTAATATCACTTCTTCCCATTAAATAGTCCATATCGACATTAAAAAAATCACATATTTCTTGTAATGCCTTGGGTCTTGGAACACGCTCACCACGTTCCCACATACTTATTGTACTGAGACCTACATTAAATATTTTAGCCATTTTTTCTTGTGTCAATGAATTTTCAGTCCTTAGGCTAAGAATTCTATCTTTTATATCAGCCATATCTTTCACCTCTTTATGATATTATACACTATTCGTGTAAAAAATCAAGCAAAATTTATTCACAAAAAGTGTTGACACAAATTTAAAGATGTGGTATTATAAATTAACTTCACTTAAAGTGAAAAAATGGAGGTGATAAAAATGACAATAGGTGAAAAATTAAAAAAATTAAGAGGAAAAAAAACGCAAGTAGAAATTTCAAAAGAACTTGGAGTACTCCCAAGCACTTATTCAAACTATGAGAATGATTACAGAGTTCCTAACGACGAAATAAAAAAGAGAATAGCAGTATATTATAAGAAGACTGTAGATGAAATTTTTTTTTAAACACAAACTTCACTTAAAGTGAAAAAAATGGAGGTGATAAAAATAAGAACGAAGTTTTATAGAAATTATATTAGCAAGAGAAGATATTTAAAAAAATATACTGCTAAAAAGATTGTGAATGAAATGATTAAATTGTTAAAAAAAAGACCACACAGAGATATTACTTTTTAAACTTATAAAAAGTTGTGTAAAAAAAATAAAAAAGAAAAGAGAAAAGAATGAAAGGACATAAAATAAAAATTAAAAAGGATCCTTTTGGAACACCTTTAAATATTTTTATAGATGGTAAAGAAATCGTAGGAGCAGATAAAATAGAAATAGAGTATTTCTATGATTGCAGCAATAAGAAAAAGGTTCAAAAAATCTCAGTAAGAATAATTGACTTTGAATCTTTAGAAATTATAGATTAAATAGAAAAGAGTGATAAATATGAAAAATACTCTAAGTGTAAAGGAATGTTCTGAATATATTGACAAGTCCATATCCGCTGTGAGAATTGGACTTCAGCGAGGTGGCTATAAGTTTGGGACAGCAATACAGACAGTCCCGCCTAGCCCATTGAGGCCAAATGGAAGCTGGGACTATCACATACCAAGGGCGGCAGTGGAACATTATATGAGATATGGCAATTTTCCTGTCATAGTAGTAAATGGAGATGATGTCACAAACCTTATTCATTCGTTAGCAAATAATATAGCGATGGATATAGTCAAAAATAAAATTAATGAAGCAGGATAATAAAAATAGAAAGGAAAGGAATGGCTAAAGATTATAAGTATATTCACAACCAAGAATGCCTCTTGAAAGACTGGGGAAAAAGCATGAGATTTGGAAAATACTTCGTCGAGTGGTATGACGAAGATAATGAAGAGGCATCAGAAATATTTGATACTGAAAATGAGATGTTTAATTATCTCAGAAAAAATGGAATAAAAGAATAAATGTAAAATAGGAGGAATGAAAAATGACAACTAGATTAAAAAAACCATTAGTATGGTATGGAATATTTATAACCGCCCTTACATTGAATCAAACAAAAGCGTTTTCTGATGACATAATTGTCAGAACAGTAGTTCATGCATTATGGATAACGCTTGTGGCAGTCACTTATATATACTTTAAAGAAGCAGAATGGGACTAAAAGGAGGAAGAGTATGCAGAATACATTAAAAGATTTAAACAATCACCTCTTTGCACAGCTGGAAAGATTAGGTGACGAGGAAATGACACAGGAAAAGCTTAATGTGGAAGTGGCAAGGTCAGAAGCGGTTGTTAAGATTGCATCAACAATAATTGATAATGCTAACACTGTCCTGAGGGCAGTAAAGCTTAAAGAAGAAGGACTGAATGCCGACCTGCAGCTCCCAAAGATGTTGGAGGGATAGGAAGTGATTAAAAAAGCAGTGAGAAGATACACAAAAGAAGAACTTAACTTTATCAGAAAAATCGCACCAGGGAGGCACTATCACGAAATTGTGGAAATGTTCAACAAAAAATTTGAGTACAAGATAGATACTAAAAAACTTAAAGTAACATTGAATAACCATAAAATTTCAACAGGGCTGACGGGACGATTTGAAAAAGGACATGTTGCACACAATAAAGGGAAAAAATTTCCTGGAACAGGTAGCAGGACAGCATTCAAAAAAGGAAATATTCCCTCAAATAAAATGAAGGTTGGAGAAGATACTTTAACCACAGATGGCTATGTAAAAACCAAAATAGCGGAGCCTAACTTGTGGGAGTATAAGCATAAACTTATTTGGATAAAGGCAAACGGACCTATCCCAGAAAAACATTGCGTCATATTTGCAGACGGCAACAAGTTAAATCTCAGTATTGATAATCTCTTGCTTGTGTCAAAGGCAGAATTGCTGATGTTGAACAGCCGAAAATTGATTTCAGAAAATTCAGAAATCACAAAAACAGGATTGAATGTAGTAAAAGTTATGAACAAAATCTACAAAATTAAGAAAGGGGAATGATTGAAATTGGATATGGAAGAAAATAAAAAAGCCGTTGCAGTCAACAACGACTAAAAACAAATACAACTAATTATACCATAAAAGGAGAAAAATGAAAAGATTATTATTGGAATATGGTTATGGTTCAGTTGAATATATCAATGTGAAAAATTTTGAAATTAAATACCCCTTTATAATGATAGACAAAAATAAAATATCTTTGTGGGATGTTAAATTTATAAAATACAAAAATTTTATAGCATGGAAAAACAGGAGGAAAAAATAAATGTGGAATAATAATGAAAAATATTTATCAGAAGAAAATTTTCCTGGAATGTGGATTCAGGAAAGTGGATGCTTTGAATGTATCATAGAAAAAGCTATTGAAGCAGAACCTGCCGATAACAATAAGACGGAAGGTTTAATTTTACTTGTCAGAACAATTAAAGATGGAAGAAAAGCACGTGTATCAATTTATTACATTGATAAAAAGGGAAATAAATTGGAATACATGGAGAGACATGCAAATCATTTAACATATTTATTGAAAGTAAAGCATGATGATTTAGAAACAGTAGAAGACGAATTTGGAAGAAAGAGATTTGAAATGCTGGAAAATAAGAAAATAGGAATATTCCTGACTTATAAGGGTATTTCAGAAGAGCTAAATCTCAAGACTGGTGAAATAAAAGAAAGAAAAACATACTGGCTGAATGGATTTTATGATGCTGAAACAGGAAGAAGTGTAAAGGAGATAATGGAGAACTCAAAGGAACTTAAAGCATATGAATTATGGGAAAAGAATTCTGAAATTGAAAATAGGATTAGAGAAAAAAAGGAACAGGAAAAAGGAACTAAAATAACAGGAAGATACGAAATAAAAGGAACTGAAGGAAAGAAAATAATAGAAGATGAAGATGATTTTCCATTTTAGGAGGAGAAATGAAAGTAATAATATTTGACACTGAGACAAACGGACTGGAAAACTGTTCTGTTTTATCAATCTCAGCAATAAAAATTGATGTTGATTTAGAATTAAACTCTTATAAAGAAATTGGAAAATTTAACAGATTTTATTTCAGAAATGAGGGCGAGGAAATAAATGCAGATGCAATTGCTATAAATGGTCTTTCAGATGAGGAAATTCTAAAGCGAAGAACAGATTCCGATGCAAAATACTCAAAATATTTTGAAAAAGATAAAGATTTTATGGAATTTTGTAAGGACACAAGGCATTTTGTAGCACATAATATAGATTTTGATTCTAAATTTTTGCCATTTAAATTAGAACATAAATTCTGTACCCAAAAATCAAATATAGATATTGTAAAAAAAGAATCTGGAACAAAAGGAAAATATAAATATCCGAGCTTAATGGAAACTGCGGAATTTTACAATATTGAACTGGACAGAAGTCAATGGCATGGAAGTGAATATGATACATATATTTGCAAAGAAATATTTATGGCCATGCTGAAGAATAAAGAAACATCTGCTACAATAATAAAATTTTTAAAAGGTGAGTAAATATGCAAGTAATGAAAATAATAGATGAAAGAGAAATTTTAGGGAAACAGTTTAGAATATATGGAGATTTTGAAAATCCATTATTCTTAGCAAAAGATGTTGCTGAATGGATTGAATACGACACTTCAAGCATTAATAAGATGTTAAATAATGTTGATGAAACTGAAAAGGTTCGGAAGAATGTTCCGACCCCTGGAGGAAATCAGGAAATGTGGTTCTTAACAGAAGATGGATTATATGAAGTTTTAATGCTTAGCAGAAAACAGATAGCTAAAGAATTTAAAAAGCAGATAAAAGAAATTCTGAAAACAATCAGAAAAAATGGAATGTATGTAACAGAAAGATTATTAGATAATCCTGATCTAGCAATACGGGCATTTACAAAATTAAAAGAAGAAAGAGAAAAAAGAAAAGCACTTGAAGCAAAAATTGAAGAACAGAAACCTCAGGTACTGTTTGCAAATACTGTAAAAAGTTCATATACAAGTATTCTTGTAGGAGAACTGGCAAAGATATTAACTCAGGGAGGATTCAAAACAGGACAGAACAGATTATTTGATTTACTTAGAAAAAATGGATTTCTGATTTCGAGACAGGGAACGGACTACAATATGCCTACACAGAAATCAATGGAACTGGGCCTTTTTGAAATAAAAGAAAGTACAGTAAATAATCCGGATGGAAGCATAAGAATAAGCAAGACTCCGAAAGTTACGGGAAAAGGGCAGGAGTATTTCATTAACAGATTTTTAAATAAACAGATATAAAAGGAGATAAAATGGTTAGAGAAGTTTTGAATGCGTTTTTAATTAATTATTCAATAATTATAACATTTCAGATGTTATCAAAAATTTGGGAAAATAACAAATTGAAAGAAGAAAATAATTTATTGAAAGATAATATCAGGATAAAAGAAAAAAGAAAAGAATTCACTTTTAATTCTCAAATAGAAAGTGATTCTGGTGTTGAACAAATAAAAAGTGAAATAGAAAAATATTTTAAAAATGCAGGAACTAATAAAAATTTTATTTAATTCTTAAAATGGTTTTTTAACATCGTCATTTAAGGGAACGAATGTATTTATTGTTTCTATATTTATTAATAATTCTGCAAGATTGTACGTTTCTCCAAAATTATTACGAACTCGTACATCTTTTAATAAAATAGCCTCAAAATTATCAATCTGTGTTTTTATTTTTTCTTCAACTTCAAAATAATTATACAAGTAGAATTCTATAGGCCTTTTTATTAAATCTTTCATATTTTGTTCTCTAATTATTTGATGTGGTTTTCCAATAACTTCACAGTTATTGAGTATAAAAAGAATTTCTGAAATATTATTAGAAAGATTTTCATTTTTAATATTTATAATATGTAAAAAATTGTTTATGTTTAACTTCATTATTCCTCCTTTAGTCCCTGCAATAACTATTAGTAGTTTAATTGTGCCACCTACTCCTAAAATAAAAAGACTGCCAAGAATTTATATTTTTACTTTAGGTGGTACTATCAAACTACTAATCAGGGATGTATTCAATGAGATCAGAAATCTGACAGTTGAAATATTTACATAAAGTTATTATTACATTTAGTCCAAGTGTTTCTAAATTTTCTGACCGATACAATTTATTGAGAGTATTTCTACTCAATGAAGTATCAGTTATTAGTTTTTGTATAGAGTTAATTTGATGGTCTGCCATTAAATATCTTAACTTTGACTTTAACATTTTAATACCTCCGATATAATTTTTTATTATTATATCACTGTTATTTAAAAATGAAAAGTACAATTTTAACTTTAAGAGGTTAAAAAACTACTTGACAAACTTACTTTTAAATGATATAAAAAATCATTAAAAGGTTAAAAAAAATCATTTTATTAAAAGAAAATAACTTGGCAGTTATAGAAAATTTTAGGAGGAAATATTATGGAAAAAAATGTAAAAGTAAGAAATGAAATGACTTTGGAGAGTAGAGAAGTAGCAAAAATGTTAGAAAAAAAGCATAAGAATTTATTGAGAGATATAACAAGATATAGTAATTATTTCACTGAGCTCAAAATTGAGCCGAATAATTTTTTTCAGGAAAATCAATATATTGACAAAATGGGAAGAAAATTGAAATGTTACAAGATAACAAGAAAAGGCTGTGAATTTTTAGCACATAAGCTTACAGGAAGAAAAGGAAGCATATTTACAGCATTATATATTAACAGATTCCATGAGATGGAAAAAGAAATAGACAATAATAAAAATTATGGAAGTGCAATTTTGATTCCAGCAGACAAAATTAAATTCTGGGATATGTTAAAAAGAATGGATGATTCAATTTCAGAAAATGTTGCAAATCTTATGATTGAGTATGAAAAACTGGAAGGAATTTTGAAAAACATTGGAGAAATCAAACAATCATTGGGTGGAATAGGAGGAACTCATAGATTTATATTGAAAAAATTTGAAGGAGAGTAGAAATGAAGACAGTTGTAAAGAAAAAGGATAATTTTACGACAGTGCACAATAATCTCATTCTTGATGAAAAACTGTCATGGAAAGCGAAGGGATTATTAATCTATATGCTGTCAAGACCTGCAGGCTGGAAATACAAGAGTGCTGAAATAGCAAAAAATTCAACTGACGGTCGGGATTCTGTAAGAAATGGATTAAAAGAACTGGTGGAAAATAAATATATCAGTCGTCAGAAAAACAGTGACGGTTCATTAACATATTACATTTTCGAAGATAGTCAGCAAAATAATATAAAAGATTATCTTCAAAAGCCAAAGTTGGAAAACCCGTCTTTGGAAAAGCCTGAGACGGAAAACCCAAAGTTGGAAAACCCAAAGTTGGATAATCCGTCCCTATATAAAAGAAAGAATACTAATAATAAAAGAATAATAGTAATAAAAGAATATATATATAAGGGCGAAAAGTTTTTGGAAACATATTCTGATTTTAAGAATATGAGAAAAAACATTAAAAAACCAATGACAGAAAGAGCAGAAAAGATACTCTTGAATAAGCTTAAGAAGTTGACTGATGAAAATAATGAGGAACTGGCCATAAAAATTCTTGAACAGTCAATACTAAATAATTGGCAGGATATATATCCACTGAAGGAGGTAAATGATGGAAACGGAAGTAATGGATATAAAAAATCTTATCAATCAAAGAATGACAAACATAATCAAAAAACGGACAGAACAAACGACGGAAAAAACTGGAATTAGTTTTGTTGAAACAGTCGATATTAGTGGCCTGTGGAGAAAAGAAACAATAGAAAAATATAAAAAACTATCTGAAAAAATGATGTGTGATGATGATTATGAATGCAGCTTTGAAAATTCATATGCAAAGAGTAAGACAGAAAAGGCATATAAAAAATCATTTGAAAGATTCTGTGAAAATTTTGCGAATTTTAAACATGAGGGCCTTGGAATTTACATAAGCGGAGAAGTAGGAGCTGGAAAAAGTCATTATACTAATTGCATTTACAACAGTCTAAAAGATGATTTTATTGTGTACAAAACAAGCATAATGACTTTATTCGATGAAATAATTGAGACCTTTGGAGAGAAAACAGCGACTTCGTTTCTGCGTGAACGATTAGGAGATGCGGAACTGATTATAATCGAAGATTTAGGAAATGAATCAATCAAGGACTGGGGGAAACAGAACTTATATTTCATAATTGACTTTATTTTCAGAGAAAAGAAGTCAGTAATAATAAATACAAATCTTACTGACAAGCAGATGGAAGAATTTCTTAAAATTCTTGGAAGTAATAAGCTTTTATCAAGACTGCAGTGCAAATGCAAATATTATAAATTTGACTGGGAAGATAGAAGAATCGGTATGTACAAGGAAGAAATTGAGAAGTGGTATTGATGAAAGTCAGATTATATTATCGGCAAGTATGGGATGAAAATGGAAATCTGCATGAAATTAAAACCGCATCTGTAGAGGAATTAAGTAATTTCATGAAGAGAAATGGAGGAACAGTAAACGGATACGATCAGGGAAGCAGAATGGTACCCGAAAACAGATTAAAGCATTGCATAGACAATGTGAGCATTGAAGACTTGATGACTTTAAAAAAGGATGAAGATGACAAAGAAAAGTAAAAAGCAATTAATTTTGAATGGAACTTTAGACTGGGACTGGAGAAAAATAGTAAATATTTTAAAATATATTTTTATTAGGAGGATAGATGCGGAAATATACACATTGGACCATAGGAGAAATAGAGGATTTGAAGTTTCTTAGAACTATTGAAAAACTAAGTAATAAAGAAATCGCAGAAATTCTTGGAAAAAATACAAGAACTGTAGCTACATGTTCTTACTATCATGGAATTAAAATAAGGAAACCATGGGGTCAACAGGATGTGGAATTATTAAAAAAGTTTGTTTTTGACACTTCTTTCAAAAAAAAAGAAATTGCGAGGAAGTTAGGAAGAAGCGAAAAAGCAATAGCAGAGAAAATGGCAGAAGTGTTTGGAAGCTTCAGTCTAACAAAACTAAGAAATGAAAGTTTTTTGAGCAGAGCAGGAACTAAATTTACAGAAACAGAAATAAAGTTTCTACAGAATTTTTACTACGTAAAAGGTGCAAAGGAATGTGCAAGCACACTTAAAAGAACAATAATCTCAGTCAGAGGAAAAGCAAAAATACTGAGAGAACAGGGAGTTGAATTTAAAAAGCAAATTGTTTAAGAGAATGGCATAATGAAAAGGAGCTGATAGAAATTGAAAATAAAAAATTTAACAGCAGAAGATGTAAAGTTTCTAAAAGAACTGAAACATGAACTGAATACACAGGATAATAGAATAACTGCAAATCCAAGATTTTATCAGATACAGCATGATAGATTTGTTGCATCATGTGATGGATATGGGAACTATTTTGCAGCTGTTATAGACGGAGAAGATTTTGGGGTGTATACAAATGATCAGGAAGGAGTAGAAGAATTAAAAAATGACCTGATTTTAAGTTATGATGGAGAATCTTCAAAAGAAATAGAGGAAATCACTTCATTGACTGTAGAAAATCTAAATAACGAAACATTAGATTTAAAATGTTACCCAGGAGACTATGAACATGTATATTTAAATGCCTTTTTAACTGAGAGGGCCTGCAAGGAACACATAGCGGCGAACAGACATCATTATGAAAATCCAGTTGATTATCTAAGCTATGGCTTCAGAAATCCTGAACTGGAAAAGGTACTGGAAATATTATCAAAAATTGAAATTATGGAGGAAAAAGAGTGAGATTAGAATTTTTAGAAAAAGTTGAGCACAAAGGAAAAATAATAAGAGGTAAAATACACAATTATGAAGTCTACTTGCTAGCTAAAGATGTGACAGATCTGTTTGGATATAAAAATGGTAAAAATACAGTCAATAAAAAAGTCAGCAAAGAAAATATACTAAAATTTCCGTTGGACGGAGTAAATGGAAATCAGTATAATCTCATAAATATCAAGGGAGTAAATGAACTATTAAACAGTGAGATAAAACTGGTTGATAGAAAGCAAAAAAAAGAAATTATTGAAGTTCTTGAAGGAGTAATTGACTTTCTACAAAGAAAAAAAGATTTTCTGATGGCTGAAAGAAATTTTGTATGGTTTGAAAAGGCAAAAGAAATGGAGAAATATAAAGAAAAGAAAAAACCATTTTGGAAAAAGCTTTTAGGAATATAAGGGGGCCTTACTTATGTCTGTAAAAATGATGAGTAGAGATAATCAGGAACTTATATACTGGTTCATTGATTGTTTTGCATATCATTTAGCAAATAAAGATATAAACAACTTATCCAGTAAGGAGAAACCAAGAATTTCGGATTATTTCAGATTTCAGGCAAAGGAAAAATTAAAGAAACTGTATATAAGATCAAGCGGAAAGAGCTTAGAAAATTATGAACCTTTCAGAAATCTGAATGAAAAATTGGAAAAAAAGATAATTCAGGTTCTTGAAAAGAAATACACAAATGAGAATAAAGCAAAAATAATCCTGGATTCTTTGATGAAGTTTGTGATTGAAGAAATGCAGCTTCTGTTAATCAAACTAGAAGGAACTTTCAGCCTTGCATTAAAACTTGTGACGAATGAAGAAGCTATAGAATTTACAAATTTTTTATTTGATTATTTTATGCATAATGAAATCCCGATGTGGAATCAGATGCATGAGCTTTACAGAAAACAGAATAATAGAAAATGGGTATACTGGATGCTTAAAAAGAAAATATGTGTAATAACTGGAAAACCAAATGCCCAGTTGGCACATATTTCAAAATCTGCGGGAGCCTTAGGAGGATATAGGTTTGATGAAGGAATTGGAAACTCTTATCTTCCACTTTCTTCAGAATGGCATCTGGGAGTAGATCATGGAGTAGGTGGTGGAAGAAAAAAATTAATGGCAAAGCTTAGAGAAATCTACGTTGAGCCATTCGTAATAAAAACTGCAGAAGAAGTAAAAGAACTTAAAAAAATATATCTGGGGCATTTCAGGGCCTTCAAGGAAAAAGGAGTAAATAATGAGCGTTCAAAGCAGAATTAGAAAAATAGAAAAGAAAAAGGGAATGTACAAAAGAAGAAAAGAAGATATTATAAGATGCAAACTCAAAAAGCAAGAAAAGAAACTTAGTGTTGAAGAAATGATTAAAAGAATGCAATTTGATGTATAAATGGAATGGAGTGAAAAATAAATGACTTGTTATGAAGTTTTGAAAATAGTATCAGAAAAGGACAAAGATTGTTTAGAAAATGTGAAAAATGTTTTGAATGACGCATTAGATGGAAGCAAATATTTTAAAGTCAAGGAAATAAAATTTTTATCAGACAGTATAAAAATAGAATTTGAAAATGAACTTAGCTATGAAGAAAGAGATACTGAAGATGGGAAAGTTAAAACAAGCTTTGATATTGAAAAATTAGGATTGAAAGGTAAGGAAATGGATAAAATGCTTTTTGAGAGTAAATATATTATGAATGCAATAAGCAGCATAAAAAAACAAATTTTAGAACAGGTAGAAATAGTAAAATAAAGGAGAAAAAATGAATAGAGAAATTAAATATAGAGCTTGGCTCAAAGAAGAGAAAAAAATGGTTAATGTTTTTTTGATGTCTCTAACAGAAAAATGGATTGGTTATCAAATTTTTTATGAAGAAGAAAAAAAGAAAAAATTTGAATTTTCTGATTCTGAAAATTTTAAATTAATGCAATACACAGGCTTAAAAGACTCATTAGGGAATGAAATATACGAGGGAGATATTCTCTGGAATGAATATGACGAAGAACACGGGGAAGTTATTTTTGATGAAGGAGAATGGAAATTATTAGAAAGCAATATTTCACAAAATCTTTTTTCATTGCTTGATGTTGTAGAAGTAAAAGGAAATATTTATGAGAATGAAGAATTATTATAAAAAGTGAGGATGAAAAAATGATTGAAATATTACCTGGAGATGCACTTGAAAAAATAAAATTGCTAAAAGATAAAAGCATAGATTGCATAGTGACATCTCCGCCTTATTGGCAACTAAGGGACTACGGAGTTTTGGGACAGTTAGGCTTGGAAGATACAGTAGAAGAATATATTGAAAAACTTATAGAAATTTTCAATGAATGCTGGAGAGTATTAAAAGATACAGGAACGGTATTCATAAATATGGGAGATACTTATTCAAATGTAAATTCTAAATTTATATCAGGAAGTAATAATAAAAATTATTATATTGACAATCAAAAAGCAAAAACTAGGAGAAAATCAGATATAAAAAGAAAATCAAAAATGATGATTCCTGAAAGATTTGCAATAGCAATGATTGAAAGGGGCTGGATTTTGAGAAATGAAATCATTTGGCATAAGCCAAATGTGGTTCCTGAAGCTGTGCAAGATAGATTTACTAACGACTTTGAAAAAATATATTTTTTTACTAAAAACGAGAAATATTTTTTTGAGAAACAATATGAAGCATTTGCAGAAAAAACTTTAACAGCATTTAAAGACGGAATAATGCCTACTGGAAAAAAGAAAATGCTTGGAGCTGGAGAAAGCAGAACAGGAATGCGTGAAGTAAATAAACCCTGGAAAGCAGCATACAATGAAAAAGGAAGAAATATGAGAACGGTATGGAAGATTGCAACTAAGGGTATACCAGAAGCACATTTTGCAACTTTTCCAGACGAACTTGCTAGAAGATGTATTCTTGCAGGATGTCCTGAAAATGGAATTGTATTAGATCTATTTTTAGGAAGTGGAACAACTTTAAAAGTAGCTAAACAATTAAATAGAAGTGGAATAGGGGTAGAATTAAATCAGGAATATATACAAATTGCAAAAAAAAGAATTGAAAATGATTTGTTTAATGAGGTGCAGGTAAGATGACATTTATAGATTTATTTAGCGGAATAGGAGGTTTCAGGTTAGGGATGGAACAGGCAGGCCATATCTGTTTAGGGCATGTAGAAATAGATAAATTTGCCAACAAAAGTTATGAAGCGATATTTGGAAAGGAAGATTTAATTGGAAGTGATATTACAGAAATTACCAATGATGAGTGGAGAAAGTACAGAGGAAAAGTTGACTGTATCTGCGGTGGCTTTCCTTGCCAGGCTTTCAGTATTGCAGGAAACAGAAGAGGATTTGAAGATACTAGAGGAACTTTATTTTTCGAAATACTCAGAGCAGCTAAGGAAATACAGCCCAGTTATCTGTTTTTTGAAAATGTCAAAGGCCTTTTATCCCATGATGAAGGAAAAACGTTTCAGACAATGCTCGTTGCAATGGATGAACTCGGGTATGATGCGGAATGGAAAGTGCTTAACTCTAAGAACTTTGGAGTACCGCAGCACAGAGAAAGAGTGTACGTTATTGGACATCTTAGAGGAAAAAATACTGGAAAAATATTTTTTGTCGGAGACGGTAACGAAAAGACTGCTGACATACAAGGACAGAAAGTTACAACAAATACCCTCACAGCAAGATATCCAAACAGTCAAGGTGTCGGAAGTTGGATTATTGAAAATAAACAGCAGAAAAAAGGAAGAATAGTTCAGATAGGCAATATATCAGATTCTAAAAGTTTTGGAGGTAATCCGCAGACAGGAAGGGTGTATTCAGCTAACGGACTTAGTCCCTGTTTAAATACGATGCAGGGTGGGAGCAGGGAACCTAAAATTTTGCAGAGAGCACATGGATTTAATAAAGGCCGAGAATTTGATATTAGCCCAACAATTTCTAAGAGTTCATGGGAATATAATAATTTTCTGAAACATAATTTAAAAATAAGAAAATTGACACCGAGAGAATGTTGGAGATTACAATCATTTCCAGATTGGGCCTTTGACAGGGCAAGCAAAATAAATTCAGACAGTCAATTATATAAACAGGCGGGAAATTCAGTGACAGTAAATGTTATAAAGTTTATAGCTGAAAGAATGAGAATGGAGGGGGAACAAAATGGCTAGAAAGTTAAAAATAAAAAAATTAGATAAAAAAGATGTAAAAAAGGAAATACAAACGAACACAGACGTGCATTTATTTCTTTTTTCAGTTTACAGAGCCTCAGGGCATTTAATTAAAAAATTTAAGCTTTTTAATCAGTTAGGACTTAACGAACATAGCCTTTTGCCTAATTCAGATTTAGACATCAACAAAGTAAAAATTAAAAGTATGGATAATTATCCTATGCTTTCTAATTTTGAGGGGTTAAAAAGCTTAATAGAGCAAATCACAAGAGCGTCTTTTCTTTTTCACAGTGATGAAATGAAAGCAAAATATAACTTTGACAAAAAAATATACAGAGAAAAAATTTTAGGTAGGTTATACAATGCAAAAAGAGAAATTAAAAACATTAAATATATAGAAAAATGGAAAGAAGATTTACCCTGTGCAGATAAGGAAGTAGCAGATGCACTTGAAACTTTGAAGGATGTTGTTGTTAACTTTAAAGTAGTTGAGGAATTTGCTAACATGGATTTAGATATTGATGTTAAGCTGAAAAAGTATATTAGAACATTAATGACAAAATTTAATAAATATTTTCTAACATATGTAACAGAAATAATTGAAAGTGGAAGTTAAAAAATAAAAGGAGGAAATATAATGAAATCTGAATATATGAGTTTAGAAGAATTGGAAAAGAAAGGTATAGTAAACAAAAGAGAAGCAGAAAATTTTAGACTGGATGGGATATCCTGTCTAATAAAATTTGACATTGAAAAACTACTGAAAAGACAAGCAATGCTAGATAAGAAATTTAACAAGAAAGAAACAGTGAGGGAGAGAACACAGTTAAGAACTTATATAGCTTATTTCACAGAGTTAGGAGAACTTACACAGGAACTTAAGAATGACTGGAACTACTGGAAAAACAGTACTAGAGAAGTAAATAGAATAAAAGTTCTGGAAGAACTTTCGGATGTAATGCATTTTTATTTGAGCTTTGTAAATCATAATATGCTTAGAAATAAAGGATATAAAAATATTAATTTTTGGAAAAAGCAACTTTCGGATTTTGAACTGGCAATAGCAGCACTGACAAGAATAAGAGAAGAACCTGAAAATAAAATTATTGGAGCAATGATGTCTATAGTAAAACATGTAGGAGCAACTGAGGAAGAATTTCTGAAAATACATCATCAGGTATGGTTAAGAAATATGAAAGAAAGAACAGAAGAAGAATATTAATTTAAGTAAAAAAACCTGATGACTTTATTCGGATTCAAAACAATTTTCAGGAGGTGAAATATGAAAATAATTATAATGATATTTTTCGTTATATTTGTAATCTGGTATATAGCAGTATCTGTATACGATATTATTTATTCTTTCAGAAAAAAGAAAACTGATGAAAAAGAGATAATAATAGATTTGACCGAAATTACAAAGCAGTGGTTTCAGGAATATAACAAAAAGAAAGTTAAGTTTAGAAAACAAAGAAGAAAATACAGATATTATAAAAATTATATAAAGAAAAAATAGGAGATGATATAAATGAAATTTTTAGAAAAAAATCAATATGGAAGTTTAACATTAAAATCAATTGCAAAGTTAATAGGGCTTGGAATAACAGGATTAGGATTATTAATAATTTTAATAGCTAGTACATATACAGTAAAAACTGGAGAAATTGGAATAATCACAAAATTTGGAAAAGTATCAAGAGTTGCTAAGGAAGGAATAAATTTTAAACTTCCTTTTATAGAATCAGTAACAAAAATTGAAACAAGAGATAGAATACTTACTGGAAAATATATGGTTTCTTCAGAGGATATACAGACAGTAGAAACAGAAGTATCGGTTCAGTATAGAGTAATAAACGCTATGGAAATATTTAAAAGATTTAAAGATGAGTATGGAAATAGATTAGTTAATCCTAGAATGGCTGAAGTGATTCAAGCAACAACAAGTAATTATACAATAGAGGAATTGGTGGCAAAAAGGCAGCAATTAGGACAAGATATTTATAAAAATCTGCGGGAAGATCTAATGCCTTTTGGAATTGAAGTAGTAAAAGTTTCAATAGTCAATCATGATTTTTCAGATGAATTTGAGAAAGCTATTGAAGCAAAAAAAGTAGCCGAACAAAATGCACGAGCACAAGAGGTTAAGAATCAACAGAATCTTAAAAATGCTGAAAATAATTTGAGAGTAAAGGAGTTAGAAGCGAAAGCTAATAGTGTGTTGACAGAAAGTTTAACGGACAATGTACTTAGAAAAATGTATATTGAGAAATGGGATGGAAAACTTCCACAATATCAAGGAAACGGAACTCCGATTATTGATTTGAAATAATAAAAAAAATACTTGAAAATATAAATGAAATAAGTTATAATCAGGAGGTAAAAGTGCAATTAAAAGAAATGCATGAATTATTGAAAAAAGATAAAGAAATTCAAAGTCTTATTATAGATGTACAAAAAGCTAGGAAAAAGTTTGGAAGTGTTGATGTAGTAGTACATATTAGAAAAAATAAAATAATAGATAAGACTTATAAAGTAAAAAAAATATAACAATTAAATATTAGAGCAAAAACTA